CGTCACGAGCACGTCATTTGCTTTGCTAGGATGGTCTGGTTGCCTCCGCTCAGGCGGAGGACTTTCCTCGGTAGCTCAATTGGCAGAGCAATCGGCTGTTAACCGATAGGTTCTTGGTTCGAGTCCAAGCCGGGGAGCGAAGGCCTCGGGGCTCCACCCTCGGGGCCTTCTTCTGTTTCACCGAGCAGATAGCTCATCGTCGTGTCAAGTGCCGTTGCAACGGCTCGCAGGTCATCCAGCGTCCAGTTGCGTTCTCCGCGGAGTCGCTTGCTCAGACTGCTCTGGTCGATGCCGACCGCGCGGCCTAGGGCTGTCTGCGAGATTCGCCGGTCCCACATCATCATGTGCACCTTGCGGCCGACGAGAGCGTCCAATGACGGTTCAGGCTGAACCGGGTTGATCTGACTCATAGGCCTGAGCATAGAGCAATCAGTCAAAACGGACAACACGCCGCGCGGTTTGTCTGTCTAGTCCGTTTTGCTCTAGAGTCTCGCCACATGAGAGCGAATCACCAAAGTGAGTCCGTATCGGACTACATGACGCCCGACGAGGCCGCTCGCGCGACGGGCTTGAGCGTCCGGCAACTGTCGCGGCTGGCTGACGCGGGCCGCTTGCGAACGATTCGCCCCGGCACCCACAGGCGCTACCTGACCCAGGACGTTGCGGCGATCATCGCGCAGGACGCGGATTGGTCGCCGGCGTGAACCTACTCACGGAGTACGTCATCGATCTTCCAGATGAGATTGCTCACGCTGGGCGGCAGATCGTGGATGCCGTCTGTGTCCACGTTGGTGAGCCAGACCGACCGGAAGCGCTCGCCCTCGTAGCTCCATCGGCCGTCGTAGAGCATCGGTCCGGCGATGCGGTGCGTCTGGCTGTCGCCGTGCCATGCCTTGATCTGGAACGACTCGTCATCGACTTCGATCCGGTAGACGATCACGGGTCGCCGGCGGGCGATGCTCTTCCTTCTCTCGCTCATGCGTCGATCCTCGCAGGTGCATCGTGAACGCGGTCACTCTGCTGGACCTGTTCCTGGAAGCCGCGGCCGAGCGTGCGGCGTTGCGCGCGCAGCTGGAGTACGCGATCGAGGCATGGCAGCGCGCTGAGGCCGCGGCCGATCACTGGTACTTCGCGGCGAACAACCCGGAAGAGGTTCGCGAGCAGCGGGCTGAGTTCTTGCGCTGGGCGGCGTCGCTCGGCGGTGAGCCGTTGACCGTCGAGGTCATGGAAGAGCGGGCGCGTGCTCTGCGCGTCGAGATCGATGAACGATGGGCGGCTGAGGCCGCCGGAAGGAAGGCATCATGACCACGTTCCGAGACATCGACCAGACGGGGCGCACCCGCCCGCGCGGGCTCGGCGCGCTGATCCCGACCGAGCCGCCGACGCCGGCTGTCACCGCCCTGGACAAGCAGTTTCAGTGGAAGCAGCTGAACGCGGCTCTGTTCGCGATCCGCAATGCTGAGTTCGAGTACGCGCGCGGCGATCACGAAGCGGCCGGCGTGTGGATGGATGACGCCCGCCACGCGCTCGGCGCCCTCGCTCTGTCGCTCGCTGAGGGCCCGGCCGCTGACGGGTACGCGCGCCTGTTCGAGACCATCGTCACCCCCCCTCAGGTGCGTCGTCGTGATTGAGGAGTTTCCGCCGCACATCGCCGTCCCGCTGATCCTCATCGCGTGGGCGCTGTGGCTTGGTCCGAGCGCAGCGCGCGCCGTGTCCGGCTACTACGCCCGCCGTACCCCTAACCAACCGGACAGGAGCGAGTGATGCCGAAGATCGAGGATTACTACGTCACCGATGCGCAGATGCAAGCCCGCGATGGGCGGAACGGCACGGGTTGCACGCCAGGCGGCACCGTTGGACTGGAAGGTCGGACGGGACGGTGACTACTGCCCGAAGCACCAACACGACTGTTCAGGACCACACCGATAGGACCGATAGGAGCACGACGTGAGCGACGAACTGGTTCGTGAGGCGCGCGAGGTCGCCCGTCACGAACGCATTGCCGAGACGCGCGACGACGACCCGAACCACTCGAAGATCGCCGCCGTGCTGACTGACCTAGCGAATGCGCTGGAGAGTGCCGAGATCCGCTACGAGGCGACGGAGACTGCTCGCGTCCGATTGGTCAACGCCCACGCCGCTGCGCTCGTGAAACTGGCCGCGGCATGCGAGGCGTCGGATCAATGCGCGAGAACAGTCGCCGTGCTCGACGATCTCCCGGATGCCGTGCGCCGTGAACGACTGGCACGAGGCGAGAGCATCCGATCTGCGGCACGTCAGATCGGTGTTCACTTCTCGATCCTTGATCGATTCGAGAAGCGGGCGACCGCCGCCAATCTGCCGACCGTGAAGCGGATGCTCGCGTGGCTGGCGCACGTATCGACCGTTTCTGACCCTACGGAAGAGAGAACGACATGAGAGGGCACATGATCTGGAAGGACAAGCGGATCGCGGTAGTAGACGTCAAGGAGGGACCGCGGCTCGACGCTGAGGGCGTCCGTGACGGCTGGGATGCAACCACCGATGACGCGCTCGCGGCGCGGATGTTCTACCCGGCAGACATGTTCGCCTACGAACCGTGTGATTCGGCGGCCGAGCACCCCGGTACGTGGATTGAGGCGCACGACTGCGCGTCGTGTGTCGAGTGCATCCATGACGGGGCGAAGTGCTGCGGTTGCTACGACGGCGTGTGCTGCAAACCGACTGGTTCGGAGTCTGACGGGTGAATTTCACGGATCCAGACACGGGCAAGCTGGACGCCACGCTGATCGCGGATCACGTGGCGTCACAGCCGACACCCCTCGGCCGCGGTGTTGACGGTGACCTGTACGAGTACCGCGGGGGCGTGTTCGTGCGCGACGAGGACGTGGTGACGAAGCGTGTCGCGCGGGCTCTGGGCGCGAAGTACTCGCGCACGGTCGAGGGTCAGGTGTCCGCGCACCTGCTGAACGTGGACCTGCCCGAGGTCGGCCTGCCCGATCTCCCGCGCGGCCGGCTCGACTACATCGTGCTGGAGAACGGCATCTACTGGTGGCCTGACGACACGCTGGAGCCTCACACGGCCGCGCTCGGCGCGCTCACGAAACTGCCGATCACTCATGACCCGATCGCGGTCCCGCACTCGTTCATGGAGTGGCTGACGCAGGTCCTCGGCGATGACCCTGAGATGCACCGGCACATGTGGGAGGTGCTCGGCTACCTGCTCATGACCGGCAACCCGCTCCAGAAGATATTCCTGCTGCACGGTGAGGGCGGCAACGGCAAGGGCACCCTGTTGCGCGTCCTGCGCGCCCTGCTCGGCCGCGAGAACTACTCGAGCGTGTCGATGCACCAGCTGGTCGATGACCGGTTCGCCACGAGCGGGCTCTACGGGAAGATCGCGAATATCAGCGGTGACCTGTCCAGCCGGTTCCTGTCCGACCCTCAGGTGCTGAAAGAGATCACCGGCGGTGACTCGATCAGCGCATCCAGGAAGTTCGGGCAGTCGTTCGAGTTCGTGCCCTACGCGGTGCCTATCTTCGCGTCTAACGAGTACTTTCGCACCTCCGACTCATCGATCGGCTGGCGTCGTCGCTGGGAGGTCATCGAGTTCTCACGAAAGGTCGACGGGCTCACCGGGTTCGATGAGCAGCTGCTGCTCGATGACCTGCCCGGCATCTTCAACGTCGCCATGGAGGGCCTTCGCCGCCTCATGGCGCGCGGCAAGTTCGCACCGCCGGCCGATGCCGTCGAGGCGACCGAACGGCTGCACGATGAGGCCGACCCGTTCATGCTCTGGCTCGATGAGGACGAGCACGTGTTCCGTGAGCCTGACAGTTCAGCGCCCTGCTCGGACGTGTACCGCAAGTACTCCAACTGGTGCAAGCGCAACGGCTACTCGGCGCTTGCATCCGGGCCGTTCGGCAAGCGCCTCAAGGGCATCGGTATCACCAAGACCCGCCCCCGCCAGGGCACCTCGCGCACCTGGCACTACCAGGGCATCGACGTCATGCTCGGCAGCACGGATGCGTGACATGACGGGCTCATGCGGCGTGGTCCAGCGTGGGCCGCGGTCCACCCTCCACCGCCCCGCACCCCAAGAAAGTGCACCGCACTGGAGTTCTCGGGCGCATGGTCTAGGTGCTGGTCCGGGTCGCGGTCCACGCATGGTCCAGCCTTGTGGCCAGTGGGGGGGCGGCTGGTCCAGCCGGTCTAACCTCTTCCACACCCATTACGCAAGAGAGAGAAAGAGTAGAAGTAAGGAACACACGTGGACCGGTGAGACCGCATGACTGCGAAGCATCGTGATCCCGAGTACCTCCGCAACGCGCGCATCATCCGCGCGCAGGTCGCACGCGCGCGACGCCTCGGCGAGGACGTGTACTGCTGGCGGTGCCGCCGCATCCTCGACCCGGCCGAGCAATTCGATGTCGGACACATCCGACCAGACGGCGGGCCCGGCCTCGACAACCTGGCGCCCGAGCATCGCCGCAAGTCCGCGCACTGCATCGGCAACCGTGCCGCCGGCGGTCGGCTCGGCGCAGCGCAGACCAACGCGCGCCGCACGTCCGCCGCGACACCGCGCCGATCGTCCGGCCTGCTCAACTGGCGCGAGGTCGCGGATTTTTTTGGAGACCGCCGCAACCCCCGCCTTCGGCTCTACAGCATTCCCTCCCCCTGAATCGGAGACCTCAACGTGACGATGACACCGACCCTCGCGGACCTGTGGTCCGAGGCGAACTGGCTGGAGTGGCGCGAGCGGATCGCGCACCTGAACGTGATCCGCCTCGATGAGCTCGTCACCACCGAGCAGTCTCGCGGCGAGTTCATCGAGGGTGCGCGTCTGCTGCGCCTGGACCAGCGGGTGCGTGCCGGCGACGGCGGGCGAGGCCCGTCACCGATGCAGCTGGTCGTCGCCGACCTGCTCGCGGCCGGCCGGTTCATGAATGTGATCTTCGAGCCGCGCCGGTCGACCAAGACGACCGCCGTGCAGGCCGTACTCATGGGCCGCTGCTACCACCGCGACGACTATCAGGTGGGCTGGACGATGTTCACGACGGGGGCGAAGGCGGGGGAGCGGTTCAGGAAAGACATCGTCGCGCACCTCGAACGGCTCTACCCGGATCCTCGGCAGAGCCCGATCAAGATCAACGTCGGCAAGGGCACCGAGCATCTGCACTTCACGCAGACCGGTTCCTACCTGAACGTGTACACGCCGAACGGTGACGGGTTCCGGTCGGGCGGGTTCGACGCCGCGTTCGGTGACGAGGCGGCCGAGGCCGACATCGAGCAAGGGGAGGACGTGGAGCGGGCGGTGATCCCGACGATGGACACCAAGCCGGGCGCGCAGTTCATCCTCGCCGGGACCGGCGCGAAGTGGCGCACCGGGAACCTGCTCTGGCGGAACCTCCAGGACGACGACGCCGCCGTGGCCTGGCACGGGATTCCTGAGACCATTGACCGCGCCGAGCTCGCCTCGTGGGAACCGGACATTCCGCACCCGCTGACCGGGGCGACGGGCGGGCGGATGCGGGAGTGGATCGAGCTCACGCACCCCGGCGTCGGCTTCACGACCCCGGTCGACGCGGTGAAACGGTCGTTCGACAAGTGGAAGCTGGACGACTTCCTGCTCGAATACGGCGGACAGTTCGGCCTCGAAGGCGCAGCGGACACCCTGATCCCGCCGGCGTGGTGGGAGCGCGCCGCGGTCAACAGGTCACTGGATCAGATCGGGATGCCTGACCGGTTCTCAGCGGCGATGAAGGTCCATCACCTCGGCACACATGCCGCGCTCGCTGTCGCGTGGGAGTACGAAGAGCCCGCCGATCTCGTGTCCGATGCGCTCGCCCTCGACGGCCAGGCAGACAAGCCGCGGCGCCGCGCGATCGCGGTGTGGCTCCACCAGCGCGGCACGGACGGGTTCGACCGTGACGTGCTGCTGAAGATGCGCCGCCGCAAGCTCGTGTACGACAACTACGGGCACACCGCCATCATCGCGAAGAAGCTCGCCGGTGCGCCGATCCGCCCCGAACTCGTGGCGGCCAAGACCGGTGACATTCCGCTGTCGACCGTGCGCCTGCTGCAAGAGCTAGAGGCCGGCACCGTCGTGCACTTCCGGCAGCCCGTGCTGACCGACGCGGCCGGCATCGCCGTCCGTCAGTCCTTCGGCAACTACGGGTCGTTCCGGTTCGGCGCCCCGAAGGACGACCCCGAGGCCGACGTAACCGCGCTCGAAGCCGCCGCGCTCGCCCTCCACTACCTCGATGACCAGCCCCGACCTGTCACCCCTGCGAGCGCTATGGAGTTCGACCGATGATCAAGCACGACATTTCCCGCGTGAGCGTGGTCACGACCTGCACGGATTGCCCTCACTGGCAGGCCTTCTCGTTCGACCTCGAAGAGGCAGACCGGCGCCGCGCGAACCACCTGATCGCGGTCCACGGTGTCGAGCCGGCGCGTGCGCTGGAGGCGTCGCGGAAGCGTGCGACACGCCGAAGTCGACACACGGTGTGAGCCGGTGGCGGTGATCATCCGGATCATCTGTGCTCGTGGGAATCTTCAGCCGCCGGATCGCCGATCACTACGCACCCTCAGCGTCTGTGCCGATCGCCGTCGCATCGCCCTGGCAACCCACGGATCTGCTCACGCAGATCACGATCGACAACCTGATCGCGACCGAAATGCAGTCCGGTGTCGTCCCCGTCACCCGCGACATCGCGCTGCGGGTTCCCGGCATCAAGCGCGCCCACGGCGTGCACTGCACCCTTTTCGCGCAGACCACGTTCCGCCTCACCGACCCGGCCGGCGCCCCGCTGCCGGATCAGCCGGAATGGCTGGGCAACTCGAAGAGCGGTGTCTCGCCGTATCACCGCAAGTTCGGTGTGGCGTCTGACCTGTTCTTCAACGGATGGGCGGCGCTCGGCTTCACCGAGGACAAGACCGACGCGCTGCACATTCCGTTCGGCGCGTGGAGCGTCAGCCGCGACGGGAAGAGGATCGACGTGGACGGGTCGATCGTGCCCGAGGCGTATCAGGCGCAGATCGTCGTGATCCCGCTCGGGTACGGCGAGAACGGGCTGCTGGTCGACGGTATCGACACCGTGCGGGAGGCACGCCTGATTGAGGCCGCGTACATGGACCGCCTGGAGAACCCCGTCCCGCTGACCATCCTCGGCATCCCGAAGGACGTGTGGGAGTCATGGAGCGTCACCGAACGGAAGCAATACCGCGACCAGTACGCGGACGGCCGCAAGTCCGCGAACGGGTCGATCGCGACCAAGGTCGCTGAGTTCCCGATCGACTTCCCCGGCGAAGTCCCCGTGGACCTGTACGAGTCCGGCCGCAACGCCGTGCGCCTCGACATCGCCAACCACACCGGCACCCCGGCCGGCGTCATCGAGGGTGTCCGTCAGGGTGGCTCGGGCGGTGGCACCGAGATGCGTTACACCGGTGTCGCCAACGGTGCCGCCCGAAACGAGCTGTGGGACTTCGGCAAGGCCAAGCAGATGGTCCTCGCGTTCGAAGCGCGGCTGAGCCTGGACGACGTGAGCCCCGAGGGCACCGCGATCCGCGGCGACGCATCCAGCATCCTCGAAATCCCCAACCCCGTCAGCACGTCACCGAGCGAGGCATGAGCATGGACACCGAACACGTCATCATCGACGCCGGCACCCTGGAGTTCTCCGAAGAGGACCTGACCGCAACGGGCCTTGCCGTGCCCTTCGGCGTGAAGGCGCGCAGCAACCTCGGCGAGTTCGAAGTCGAGCCGGGCGTGTTCGCCGTCCCCGAGGACCTCACCGGCGCGGCCCTGAACATCGAACACCGCCGCGAAGAGGTCGTCGGCGCACCCGCGAGATTCTGGGAGCAGCCAGAGGGCATCCTGACCGCCGTCAAGTTCGCGAACACCCCCGAAGGCCGCCAGGCGTTCGCTGACGCGAAGAGCGGCAAGCGCAAGAACCTGTCGGTCGAGGCATCCGGCGTCCGCATCCGCAACGGCAAGGCCATCGCCGGCCGAATCTTCGGTGTCGCGCTCGTAGAGAAGCCCGCGTTCGCTGGCGCGACCCTGCTCGCCGCCGAGGACACCGAGCCGCTGCCCGACCCGGCACCGGTCCTCGACACCGACCCGGAGAACCCCGAGATTCAGATGCCGCAACTGCCGGCATCGATCACCGTCACCACGGACGAAGGGTCCGCGGTCTACACCCCCGAGGCCGACCCGGCCGAGGACAACCCCGAAGGAGGGTCCATCGTGACCGCCACCGCCACCGAGCCGGGTCAGCAGACACCGGCACCCGCCGTCCCGACGACCCTGCTCGCATCCGCGCCCGGCGCCGATGTCGAGCAGATCACGAAGGCCTACGAACTGGGCACGATCTTCGCGTCCATCGCGGCCGTCAAGTCCGGCGCCCCCAACAAGCAGGACGCCGAGACCCTGCTCGCCGCCCTGTCCGACATCAAGGTGAACGCCACTGGCGGACTCACCACCGCGACCGGCGGTGTCATCCAGCCGGCATGGGTCGGCAAGGTGTGGCAGGGCCGCACCTACGCCCGCAAGTTCATGGACCTCGTGGTGCACCAGTTCGGCATCAACGTGTCCGGCCGGAAGGGCTGGAAGCTGGACCAGGGCACCGGCCTCGTGCAGCCCTGGGGCGGCAACAAGGCGGACATGCCGTCCGGCACCGGCAGCACGTCGGTGATCTCGGCCACGCGCCGCGCCTACGGCTGGGCCGCCGACTTCGCCCGCGAGTTCTGGGACCTCAACGGCGGCGAAGAGGTCGTCGCCGCGTTCATCCAGGGCGTCGTGGACTCGTACGCCAAGATCACCGACCTCGACGCCCTCGCCGACATCCTCGGCGCCGCGGCCGGCGCGGTCAACCAGACCACCGGAGTGATCACCTCGGACGGTTCCAGCATCCAGGCGCCCGCCTCGGACTACCCGACCGAGTACCCCGAGGCGATGGGTATCGTGATCGACGCGATCGATCTCGTCACCGACGCCGACGACGACCCCGGATTCGTGCTCGTCAACGCCGCCGCGTGGCGTCAGCTGCGATTCACCCCCAAGGACCTCGTGCCCGAGTACGTCACGTTCTCGGTTCGAGGCGACGGCACCGGCACCGGTGACGGAGTGATCGTCAAGCGCGCCCCCGACACCGCATTCGCCACGGCCGGGTTCGACAACACCGCCCCAGCGGCGGTGGCCGGCGCACGGAACGCGATCGAGTTCCGTGAGCAGGGCGAGACCCCGATCAACCTCGAAGCGCTCGACATCGCCCGCGGCGGCATCGACAAGGCCGTGATCGGCTACCTCGAAACGTTCGTCGTCCGGCCCGAAGCGCTCGTCGCGATCGGAACCGAGCAGGCCTGAGCGACCGGAGCGTAGGCGATGACCGCATGGTTCACGACCGAGGGGGCCACCCCCGAGGAAGAGGGAGCCGCGCAAGACCGGCTGGTGACGGCGTGGCGTGATGCCCCGCTGGAGTCCCCGGAGGTGTGTCAGCTCATCCTCGACGTGGCTCGTGAACAGGTCATCGCCTACGCTCCCGACCCGGGCACCGCCGAAGCCGCGGTCGCCGCGGTGCTCGGCCGGTTCGGACTGGAGCATCACCTGACCGACGTGCTCGCGATCCTCGAACTGGACGACCTAACCGACCCGCCCCGGCGATACGTGTTCGCGCAACTGCAACAGGCGCGCAACCTGTGGGAGGCGGGCCGCGTCAACCAGAACGGCGAAGTCGGCGCCGAGGGGTTCACCTTCATCCCGCGCCCGCTGGACAAGACGATCCGTTCGATCATCCGCCCGATGGACGGGAAGCCGCATGTTCTCTAGCATCGCCGAGATTCGCACCGCCGTGCGCGACCGCCTCGCGCCGGTCCTGCCGGCGTCGTGGATGTGGATCCCAAACGCCGACACGCTCACCACGGCGGCAAGGCCGACCGTGTACATCGAGTTCACGGGCATCGCGTCGACCGTGAACGGTGAGCCGCTCGCGCGCGGTGAGGCCGTCCCGCAGTTGAACCTCGTCGTCACCGACCCGCACACCGACACGGCGAAGGCCGAAGATGCCGTCGATGAGCACCTTCTCCGCGTCCTCGCAAAGGTCGAGTACGACGATGACCTGCACTGGTCGACGGGCTCGAAGCGTCGCCTAGAGAACGGGCAGCTGGCGTGGATCATCCCGCTCGTCGCCCTCGCCTACATGCCCGATCCCACACCACCCATTGAGGAGTAGTCATGCCTGACGTCAAGAACGCCGCCTACATCGGCGGCAACGGTTCCATCACGGTCGACGGCGACGAGCACTTCGGTGTCACGTCGTGCATGCTCGTCCCGTCGACGCCGGTCGAGCAGACCGTCGACATCGGCGGTCGCGTGCAGGCCGCGGTCGGCGTCCCCACATACCTGCTGAACATCGAGGCGCACCAGGACAACAAGACCACCGGCGCCCTCGCCCGCCAGTCGATGATCTGGCACGGGCAACTCAAGACCGTGGTGTACGTGCCGCAGGACGGCGGCGACACCCTCGAAGTCGACGTGATCTGGATGTCCGCGAGCCGCGGTGGCCCGTCCCAGGCGCGGCACACCATCTCGCTCAGCCTGCCGGTCGACGGCGCGCCGACCGTCACGCCGCCCGCCTGACCCATGTCCGGCCGTATCTCTCTGCTGATCGACTCACCTCTGCGCGATCTGCTCATCCTGCTCCGTGCTGTGCCCGCTGAGGCACGCAAGCACGCGATGATGCACGCCCGCGACGAAGCAACCCCGATCTGGTTCGAAGAGACCCGCGGCCGCGGTGAGACCCGCCTGGAACAGCGGGTGCTCGTCAACAGCGCCAGGGTCGGCGTCACCGGCAGGAACATCTTCCTTCGCTCAGGTGGCGTCGGCCGGCTGTCCAGCGGCACCGACGTGTCCGTGCTCGCGAGCGCGGCCGAGTTCGGAGCATCCGCGACCAAGCAGGTGACCTCGCGCACCCGCACGGGCACCCGATACACGCGCAAGCTGGGCCGGTCGTTCCGCCCGCCCCGTCGTGGCGGGTACGTGTTCTACCCGGCCGTGCGCGACGCCTCCGCGCGCATCACGTCCGTGATCATCCAGTCATGCCGGCGGGCCCTATTCGACGCGCTCGACGGGAAGAGGTGACCCATGGGCAAGGCACATGAAGTCGCGATCGGCATGGACGGCCGCGAGTTCGATGAAGGCGTACGACGCGGCATCATCAAGCCGATCGAAGAGGCCGCGCGCGCGCTCGATGAACTGGGCACGGACGGTGCCCGCGATGTCGGCAAGCTCGAAGACGCGCTCAGCGACGCCGCCCGTGAAACAGATGACCTCGGTTCATCGGGTGCCCGCGATGTCGGCAAGCTCGAAGACGCGATCAGGAAGGCGCAGCGAGAAACCTCAGACCTTGACCGGAGCATGGGAAAGGTCGGCGACGGCAGCCGAAAGAGCTTCGGCAAGGCCAGCGACAACGTGGGCGAGTTCAAAGACGAGGCCAAGCAGAACTTCTCCGAGATCACGTCGTCGTTCGACGGGTCCATGGAGTCGATCAGTGAGCTCGCGCAGGGCACCCTCGGCGGGCTGGCGTCCAGCCTTCCCGGCATCGGTGCCGCGGCCGGTATCGCCGCGCTCGGCATCGGCGCGATCACCGAAGAACTGACCAACACCGCCGAACGTTCCAAGGAGATCAAGGAAGGGATCATCCAGGACTTCGTGGAGATCGGCGACGCCCTCGACAAAGAGGCCGTCGACGCGCGCGTGCGCGACATCCTCAACGCCGAGGGCACCCGCAAGGAAGCGCAACTGCTCGCCGACATCATGGGGATCACGGTCGGTCAGGCAGTCCTCGCCATGGCCGGAGACTTCGAATCCGCCGGCGTCACCGTCGATGAGGTGATGGACGGGATCAACACCGCCTCGGGCAGCGTCGACACGAAGGTGTGGTCGGACCTGAAGAACACCGTGTCGAGCACGACCGACGCGATGGAAGCCGGCAGGGAAGCCGCCGAGGCGCGAGCCGAGGCTGAGAAGCGCACCGCCGCGACGGTCGAGACCGAGCAGAAGAAGCAGCAGGACGCGATCGCGAAGACCGCTCAGCAGCTCATGGGGTTCCCCCAGCCCGCCCCGGTGAAGCTCACCGTGGACGACTGGGCGCTGCGCAACTACCGGCCGCCCACAATCCGGGTGAACGCCGTCATCGGTAACCCGTCTCTCGGCGGAAGGGCCTGGCAGTGAGCGCCGGTGTCATCACGTGGTCGGGCGACCCGATCGAGCCCGCAGTGATCGAGGAGTACGAGACCGCGAACGCGGCTGGCAACATTGTGCACAGCATCCTCGGTGTCGAGGCACCGGATGTCACCCTTCGCCCCGCAGGGCTGCGCACCGGGACGATCGCGCTCACGTTCGACACCGAGGCTGAGTCCGCGCTCGCGCGCACCGCGCACGGTCTGCCGGAAGTCTTCACCCTCACCGTCACGGGTCGGTCCTACCTCGACATGACGTATGTCCTCGGGCAGTCCGGCATCCTCTCGTACCGGACCGCGGCGGGCCGGTACGTCGTGGAGGTCGGTTTCCAGGAGGTCGCCGCGTGATCTCAACCCACACGTACAGCGCGTTCCTCATCGGTTCTCCCGATGTGGAGCTGTCCGTGCGTGGCGGCCGGATCACTCTGGACTCGGGCTCCGCGCCGCACGTGACCGGGTTCATCGATGTGGCGGTGCCGGATGAGTCGATCCTGACCGCCCTCGACCCCCGCGATGGTGTGCGCATCAGGGTTGAGGCGGATGCTGTGTTCCCTGCGTTCTCGCAGTCGCGGACGTTCGATCTCGGGTTGCGGTCGCGGCCGATGCGTCACCGTGACGCTGTGGTGTCGCTGGACCTCGCGTCCGATGAGGCGCTGCTGGAGGACTTCCACCCGCTCGCCGACGACCGTGCGCCGCGAGCGCTGGAGACAAGCCTGCGCTCCATAGTCAACTACGTTCTCGGGAAGATCGGCGCCGCTCTCGCCGCGGTACCCGCTATCGACGCGAACATGACGTGCTACTGGGAGCTTGAAAATCTCGTCACTGATCCGCGCACCGCTGCGACCACGGGATTCTCTGCCTCGGCTGCGGGTGGCGCCACAGTGACGCGGGTCACCGGTCTTTCCGTTATGTCGGGGTCTTCGAATACGGCCGCGATACGCGCTGAGAAGACGGGTACATCTACGACTTCGCTCGGCATCCGCCGCCGTGAGACGTGCACTGCGGGTCGCATGTATTCGGTGCGCATCGGCGCCCGGAAGAGTGGCCCGCCGACGTTGAATGCCGCGGTGCAGATGATCTTCTACAACGCGGCAGGCGGGCAGATCGCGAGCACGCTCGGGTCGACGGTGGCGCTGTCCGGTACGGCTGACTCATGGGTGACGCACACCGCGCTCGCTCCGCCTGGAACAACGCAGGTCGACGTCGAGGTCAGATTCCGGGACGGGACGATCGCGATCGGCGACTATTGCTATGCCCGCAACTGGATGATGGTCGAGTACGCCGAGGCGGTCCCATACTTCGACGGCGGCTCGAGCCTCACCGGCTACACGTGCACATGGCAGGGTGCAGCCGATGCGTCCACGAGCCTCCGCACTCCGCTCGCACCCTTAGACGCGCGCGAGCCGGAATCGCTGGTGTGGCGAGCTGATCAGTCGGGGATGGACTTCCTCGCACCTTTGGTGCAGGTCGCCGGCTATCGGCTGGTGTGTGATGAATCTCGCCAGTGGACGCTTCGATCGGGAACCTACGTCGCAGACGGTGCGCTGACTTTCGCCGTTGGCGCGGACATCACTGAAGCGACGGACACTCTCTCGCGCGCCGGCGATGACTGGTTCGACGCGCAGGTTACGAAATACGTCTGGGAGACTCCCACGGGTGCCGCTCGATCCCGCGTTGATGCATGGGCTCTGAGCGGATCCCCGACCAAGACGAACTATGTCGAGGTGCGGGCGCCATACCCCGGTACGGGACGCTCTCAGTACGCCGTGAAGCGTGCCCAAGGTCGAGGGCGGGTCGTGCAGGTGTCCAAGGTATCTGACTGGACTGCGCGCGCTGAGCAGCCGGTAACTGTCGTGCTGTTTGGTGCGCCGACGCAGACCGGCCTCAGCGAACTGGTCGAGTTCAATCTGGACCGTGACGAAGTGACCGTGACCACCCGAACCACCGACACACTCCCTGGTTCGATCGATCTGCTCGGGGGCACGATAGACGCCCTCGTCGGCGTGATCAACGACCTCTAACGAACGGAGCACCATCATGGCAACAGGTGACGACGCGATCGCCGCGGGAATGGCAAACGTCAACGGCGCAACCGCCCCCGCCAACACGATCGACACCGAGATCATGCTGACCCGCGACTACATCGCGCAAGGCCGCGGCGCCACAGACTCTGCCACCGCTTCGAAGGTCGTGAAGCGCGACGCGGCTGGGCGGGCGAAGTTCGCGTCTCCGTCCGCAGCTGCCGATGCGGCCACAAAGGGTTACGTCGATGCCGCTGTGGCCGGTGTAGACGTGTCATGGTCTGGGATCACAGGCAAGCCGACATCTTTCCCCAATGCGGACGTGACTGCCGCCGATACCTCAGCGACGCCGAACACGCTCGTGAGGCGTAACGCGGACGGACTGGCGAACTTCCAAGCACCTGTGTTCAGCGGCAACGCCGCGAACAAGGGTTACGTCGACACCGCCGTAGCTGGCCGGGCCGCCGCATCGCACACACACAGCGCTTCCGACATCACGTCCGGCACCCTCTCCCGCCCGGTCTCCACATCCGGAAGTGGCCGGTTCGGTGCAGCCTGGGACAACAACATCACCGGCACCCGCCGCGCCGCGTGGATCGAAGCAGACGGCACCCTCGGGCACACGGCATCCGCCCGCAAGTTCAAGCAGGACATCCGCCCCGCCGAACTGACCTTCGAGCAGCTGCGCGCGATCCCCGTCGTCCTGTACCGGTACCGGCAGCAGGTTGCCGCCGAGAAGGCCGGGAAGATCGATCACGCCGCGACCGAGATCGGCACCCTCGCCGACGACCTCCACGACCTCGGCCTGTGGCAGTTCGTCATCTACGACAACGACGGGGCACCCCTCAGCGTCCACTACGAACTGCTCGCCCTCGCCGCGCTCAGCCTCGGCCAGCAACTCGCCGACCTGCTCGCCGCGCTCGACGCGCGCCTGACCACCATCGAACAGGAGCGCACCTCATGAGCCTTGTCACCATCCGACCGGGGGTGGCTTTCGACGCCCCCGCCGCGGCATCCTTCCAGCGCATCGAAGCCGCGCTGGGCCGCCGCGCCGACGTGAACCGCACCACCGTGCCCTACCAGGAGCAGCTAGACCTCTGGCAGGCGTGGGACGCCGGCAAGTACCCGCATTTCGTGCTGCACCCGAAGTACTCCGAGCACGTCTACCGCGCCCCCGGTGACGGCGGCAACGCATGGGACACCGACGAACGCGGCCAGATCCTCGAAGACCACGGCTGGCTGCTCACGAACAGTTCCGAGCCGTGGCACCGCGAGTACTTCATCGAGCACGACAACCACCTGACCCCTGTCACCTACGAAGAGGAAGAAGAAGACATGGACACGAGAAGCATCATCGGCCTCAGCGTCCAGGCGCCGAAGTTCGAGCTGCTGCGCGGCCGCAAGCGGTCGATCAGCAAGGCCGAATGGGCCGCCATGCGCAAGGTCGAAGCGGCCGGCGGCCCGAAGCTCTGCATCGGGTACGTCACCAAGGCCGAGCTGGACGCGATCCCCGGCAAGTAATGGCGGATGTCGTGCTCATCGCGATCGTGAGCGTGCTCGGTGTCGTCGTCGCGGCGGTCATCGGGGGCATGGTCACGATCGCGATCAACCTCGCCCGCTGGCACTCCGACAACCGGCAACTGTGGCTCTGGAACCGGCAGCTGGTCGATCACATCTACCGGGGACTACCACCCCCACCACCGGCACCACCCGCCGGCATCTTCGACTGAAAGGACCACATCATGACCACTCAGGAATCCCGCGCCGCGCGCCGCGCAGCGCTCGAGCAGGCCGGCGCGATCGACCTGCCCGCCCCAGTCGTCACCTTCGAGGGAGGCTACCAGCCGACCATCCCGGCGAAGGTCCGGGATGCCGCCTACATCGGCGGGCTGATCGTGACCGGTGCCGTCGCGATCACGGTCCCGTCGATCTCGGCGCTCGCGCCCGACGTCGCCGGGGTCGCCGCGCAGATCGGCACGGCCGTGCTGTCAGGCGTCGGCCTGATCGTGTCCGGCCTCGGCGTCGTCTACCGCCCCGGCGCGCAGCGCTGACCCGATACGATGCCCACCATGGACGCAACCTTTACCCTGCTCAGCATCATCCTGCCCATCCTCTCGTGGGCGATCGCGCTCGTCGTGCTCTACTACGTGATCCAGGCGGCGATCGTCGCCGCGATGAAGCGTGTACGGCGCGAGGCGTGGACCGAGCAACACATGCCCGAGAAGGCGACCTGGCTGACCCAGCGGCAACGGGACGAACTGTCCGCGCGCCTCAACCAGTGACCTACGCGGCGGCGAGAGACCTCGGCACGATCAGCGTGCCGGCGGCGACTCGTCGCCGCGCGGTGTCGTCCAGGTGCAGGTAGCGTTGCGTGGTCGCGAGCGATGCATGCCCGAGCATGTCCTGCACCGCCCGCAGGTCGCCAGTGGCCTTGTACGCGGCCGTCGCGCCCGCGTGACGCAGGCTGTGCGGGTTCCACCCGGTCACCCGCGTGATGATCTTGTTCACGCTCATCGGGTGCATGTGCGGGCCGCTCAGCCCCGGAAAGTAGTACCCGCGCCCCTGCTCCCGTTCGAGCGTGTGCAACGCGAACAGCAGCGGCTCGTTCGCGTACACGATGCGTTCCTTGTCACCCTTGCCGATGATCCTCAACCGGTCACCCTCGCGGGCGCTCGTGTGCAGGGTGGTCAGTTCCGTGAGCCGCAGGCACCCGTAACGGGCGAGCATGATCATCGCTCGCTCGGCTGGTGTCGCGCGCGCGAGCGCGATCGCGATGTCGTCATCCGGTGCCACGCGCGGCACCCGAACCGGCACCCGCACGGAACCAAGGTCTACGGTCGGATCATCGGTGCGGATGCCGCGGCGATGCGCCCATCCGAAGAACACCCGCCACGACGCCAGGTGTGATTTGCGTGTCTCGGCCGCGAGCCCGCGCCGTGCGGCCAGCACGGATTCGAGCACCTCGCCGGTCACAGTCGCGAGGTCGACGGTGGATGCCAGCGTGCGCATGTGCCGCATCCGCAGCGTGATCGTGGAGTCCATCCGGTCTGTCGATTGGAGCCAGGCCAGGAACCTACTTAGCAGTGCATCATTCCCCAT